AAAATACAATAAATGAATTAATGTAGCATACTGCGGGATATATTCTTCATTGCTTTTTCCACCCCCGCATCATCATCTTCGTCATCGCTGCCATTAGATTTCGTTGAGCCTTCCTCGTCATCACTTCCACTTTCGCTTTCGCTCTCATTATCACCGCGAGGAGGTGATGTCTTTTGTGATTGCGGCGACTTTGATAGTCCGGATGGTCCATCCATCGCATAAGATGCATCCGCTACAATGTCAGCAGTAACATCCACAATCTTAAATCCTCTTCTATTTCCACGCGGTGTATTTGATGTCACGGGGGACGGTGTATTTAGTTGGCGATCGCGCAATGATTTATTTTCTTTCTCTAATTCAGCGATTCTAGTTTTAAGCGCATTTATTGCCTCATACATCTTTGCCGCAACTTTCTTTGAATCCGCCAACCTGCTTTCCAAAATAGACATTTCCTTTACCCGCGCAGTCAATTCTTCCCATATTTTATCACGCTCGGCCGCAATTTTTTGCGCAACGGAAACATCAATCTTTTCATATTGCTCAGCTCGGCCACCGGCTAATTTTCTAGTAAATTTTTCAAATATCTTTTCGCGTTCTGTTATTTGCAAATCGATCAACTCATCTACCCATGCCCGTGTATTGTATTCATTATCGTGAGAATCAATAATCTGTTTTAAATGTGTAATATCAACAGCACGGGAACAAAACTCTTTTACTACGCTAGAAATAATATCATTGAGGAAGAATTCTTTTTCGCCATTGTTTAAACTATTCGCATATTCTTCCGGCAAGAATGTATTTATCACACGATCAATAAAAGCATTCAGGCCAATGGTATTATATTTTGTGTATGTTTGATAAAAGGTTTGAAGTCCTGTAATAGTTTTCTTATAATATTTCTCATCCCTAGTAACTCCAAGCATATATGCATGTACGGCGGATTTGTATTCATCTGTTAAACTTCTTTCACGCATATTGTTCGCACTGCTATTAGCGCCAGCAGCACCGCTTGAAGCGGCAAATGAAGTCTCCTTGCGGATACTGTTGGCTGATAAATATAAATGATTATAGAAAATATCTACAAAATAACACCCAATTACATCGAATGTGGATAATACGGCTGGATCGTAGTCTTTGCGATTCATTCTATATGTGAGAAATTTTGTGCGTGCAATTTCGTACGGTATATGATATTGCGTATTGATGAGTTTTATATGATATTACGCATATATTGGAAATAAATTTCCTGTAATTAATTTTGCCCGCCTAAATATAGAAAATGAGTCCTTTAATTATTGGAGTTATTGTTGTGTTGACGCTACTTATAATTATTATTGTTGTTGTGGCCGTGCGTCGCAAACAACAAGCGAATGCAATTGCCGCAGCCGCAGCCATTATTGCGGATCAACAAAGATGGAGATGTGTTCCCGGAATTGCTTGCCCTATTAGATATTATAATGGCGATATTCAATGTATGTCCGTTGATGGTGTAAATTGCATGTGGCAAGCTGATGATGCTGCATGTGCCGCTCTTCAGCCACCTGCAAATGTGAATCCACTTGCATGTGGGGCCGATAGTCTTGCTAAATGGGGCTCTACAGGCTATGAAGATCCTAATCATTGGTGTTTCCGCGGAAAGAATGCAATTCTCGGCACAAGTGCCTAAGTTTGCAAATATAAAAAAATATATTTTTTCTGAATAGCGTTAGCCATGAAGCGAAGCGTTATGCATCAAAACTCGCCGAATTAATTCCGCTGTCGCGGATTGCATTGCGTCGGACGTTAGTTTTATCCGTATTCATACTTCCGAGGTGGCGTTCTTTGCTCATATTATCATAGAATCCAGTAGTATCCACATCAACATCCTTCTTTTGCTGAACACGATAATTAGCCCTGTTATATTTATATACTGCTGCATTGTTTGATTCTGCGCGGAATTCATCACTACCCCCGCCAACCCGTGCAAACTGCATACCCTTGTTGGCAGATCCGTTTTTGCCCTTTTTGTATATGACGGATGATGCGTTATTGCTTGCTGCTTGGTTTCTATCGGCATTGATTGTGCTACTATTCGCCGCTCCATTTACGTTGCCCTTCTGGCGTTTGCGCGCCGCTGCAATCTCCTCCCCACGTTCTACAGAATATCCGTCTCGAACTATTTGTCGCCGAACCATTTCCGTATCGATTTCGCCCACAGTAGATTTATACATTATTTCTGCATTAATAAACTGATGGGCTGGTTTGGCATGAGAATCTAAATCTTGCGCTCGTGCTAAATGAACGCGATCAACAGGCGCGACCATCTTCCCATTTTGTTGTGAATTACCTTGATTGGCGAATCCCTCCCTTTCGTGAGTGGTGTTGGCTTCCCACAAAACGGCATTTAGATCCTTTTTCAATGCTTCATGTTTGCGCACTTGACTATCGAGTACATTTCCCTCGCTCTGAACGCCTCCACCTCCATCATGTCGTACGTTGGCGCGCTGATCTACCATCGCCCCCATGATTATACCAGCCGCTTTGTATGCTTTGGTACGACCTTCGTTAGTGTCTACCTCTCCATCAATTAATTTTCCGCGGTTATCCGTATTATCGGCCGTTTCTAAATATGATTGGGTTTGAGACTTCAAACGACGTTTTCGCGAATCCTGACCATATTTCGCCACGGCAAATTCATGATCGGTTGTAAACTGTTGATATAATTTCGAATTACGAATAATTTCGTTGCTAATTTTAACAGTTCGTCGTTGAGGTGTTAATGCATAATCAGTAATATATTCTGCAAATGTGCCAGTGGCGCCTGTACTATATGGATTCTCTCCATATGCGTGGTTTCCTATGCGTTCCATATCTTCCTCGACTTTATTAACATACGAACGGTGAGGATATGTATCGCGACGTAGGCCATTTCGGCGTCCATCTTTTGATGTGCTAAATATCATTGCTCGGGGTTGTAATGCTTTTTGTACGGCATACCGCGCACGATAAAATGCACCGGGCTCAGACCAACGCCCTTCGTGAACAGAATTATCGGCATCCGCATCAAATCTTACATATCTTTCCACGCGGAAACGTTCTTGCTCGCGTAGGCGTTTAAAATCAGGATCAACCATGCCGTGACGTGGTTCATTTTCAGTTAATTCAAGAAACATCTCCGGGTGGCGTGGATTATTAAATTCTCCTCTTCCGCCGTCATATCGCAAATTCAAAAATCCTTTCGCATTATAATTCCTCCGCGGTTCATCAGATTCAAGTCCAACCGCATCTGGTGAAAAGTCCTTGGCTACTTCTCTTGCATAATCAAAATATTGATCTTCTCCATCTTCTAAATCATCTGTTTCTTCGAATTTTGCCATCAATGCGGCATCTGGCATTTCACCATAATCTAGCGCTTGATCGAGATTATATTGGATTTGAGTTGGCACGGGCGCATGATAGCGCTCGTAAATGTTTTCCGACATACTTCTCACTTGTTATTTATATTATGCGAATGACAACCCGATATTGCATATTAATATATCTACATACATTATTACATTTTTATTGGTGTGGGTTACCATGATGCATTCGTTGTATGCACTATCGCCATTGAATGTTGTAAATGAATCTCCATATATTGCCGCCGGAATCACCTTGAGTACAATTCCCCTTATTATTCCGCGGGTTGGCGGGAGAATCAAAAAAGCCCTCGCAATCATAATAGTTGTAGTAATGATGTTCATGGTGTGGTTTTACAGACATCCCATACATTCTCCGCGGAATGACATCAAGCCTGGCGATATTGTCTCACCAGCATATGGAACTGTATATGAAATACTTCCCGTAGAAAAGAATGGAGTCCAATATAATCATATATCTATATTTTTATCACCCGCGGATGTACACGTTCAGTATATTCCAGTTGACTCCACGTTTGTTTCTACGACATACGACGCGACTGGGAAATTTCACTTAGCATATGAGATGAATAAATCGAACGATAATGAAAAAGCAATCACAGTAATCACACCACACACCGACGCATCACCTACCCCCGCTGCATCGTCCGATATTTATATAACACAGATTGCCGGTTATTTAGTTCGTAGAATTAATACGAAAAAATTTACTGAAGGGCAAAAATTAAAGATGGGGCAAGAATTAGGTATGATTAAATTCGGTAGCAGGGTTGATGTTGAATTACCCTCCTCATACAAAATATTAATAAAAGAAGGTCAGTATTTATACGGGCCAAATACTACCCTAGCTACTGTCGGCACGTAATTTATCCCTTATCTGAATTAATTCTTCCAAAGTGTAACCATGCGGATCAAAATCTTTGCATTGCAAATCTACGATTTCTTTCTGTAATTTTGTCCTAATTTCATGATCGCACTCATGGGAATTACTACCGCCTCCCGTTTTAGAAAACATTGCACCTCGCGATTCATATAAATTTATGTGGTTTAATATTTCGTTTTCATTAATGAGGGAATATTCCCGACCTGCTTTCTTTATGAAATCCAAGTATTGCATGAAAATGTTGTCAGCGGCCTCCGCCAACATGTATTTATTCGAATTTTCAGTAGCAGAGCCAATACGTTCAAGAACAGATTTCATGTGGCCGCGGAGAATTTTTTTCATCACCTGCTCAGTAAATACATCAAATTTGCCGTATAACGATTTCATTGCGCCGGAATAACTTCCCGGGCCGGATAGAAATTTACTAGCGGCCGTGAATATCATATTAAACATAACGACACACCGCAATTTCGCATCGGCGGGGCTCATAGTTATATTTTTCAAGAACCTTTCTACTAATGGTATATTATGCTCATCACTTTCTAATTCCTCAGTTGACATGGTTGATGTACTGGCGATTGATGTTTTATCGTGTTTTGATGCAATTACTGCAGCCGTTATGGCAATTGGAGCGAGTACAGCAGCAGTTGCAGCCGCCGCTGCATGTAATGTCCGCTTTCCTTCATCATCGCGACGCGGGATAAAATCGATATCGGTTGGTGTTATAATGTTTGCGGATGCAGTTACATTTACAGGTGCTTGTTCGATTGCTTTGATCAATTCTCCATATAATGGTTCCGGTTCTGGTTCCGATTCTATAATCATAGGTTGCGGTACATGTTTTTCACGTAATTCTACCTTTTGATGGATTGGCTCCGATATTTGTTCTATTAATGCTAGTGTTTCTGGAGTTTGTTTAGGTGCATTAACTACTTCGTGTTTTTCATGCAATTCTGATTTTTGTGGAATTACACTGATCAATTCTCCATATAATGGTTCCGGTTCTGGTTCCGATTCTATAATCATAGGTTGCGGTACATGTTTTTCACGTAATTCTACCTTTTGATGGATTGGCTCCGATATTTG